GTTTCCCAGTCACGATCCCCAGCCAGAGCCAATACCAGGACGGCGCGACATAATAGCGAATTCAGGTAAGAGGTCGTGAATCTCTCCTGTCTCTGAGTCGCAAATCTCGTAATGCTTCTTTTTCTCATCTTCATCACCCTTAAATTTTTTCATTGTGTACCGCGCTACATACGCGGCAGACTCGAAAGTAACATCACCTATTGTAGAGAAACCAGCAGGCCACAGACGTTCGAGAGACTCGGATCGGTACAGAGCCACTCCGTCGCGAACAGTATATAGATAACGATCGCGGAAATTATGATTAAAAAGGCATACATGATAATGAGGCCGACCGTTGCGATCACCGTACTCACCGCACGCAAAGTAACGGATTTTTTTTTCTGGTAAAGATTTTCTAAGACGCTTAAAAAATAGCTGTAAATCCCTTTTAACAAGCGAACCATTACTTGGCAGATTTTCAGGACTATAAGTAAGCGTGAGAAATGAATTTTCATCGTAAAGTGAAGCCTCGTGTACACATCTCACAGCCCACTGACGGGAATACTCCAAACGGCAGCCAATACAGCGACCACAAGGAACTTCCACGGGTTGATCGAGATAACCCTCTGAACTCTTGAACACTATCTGACGCTTCCCAGATGCGCCAGTGACCCGCGAGCGGTAGCCGGTGAGGGGAGAGTAACAAGGCACTATGCATCAAAGCCGAGTGCCACCACGCATGACACGGGATTTAGAGAAGTTTTTACGATGAGTACCAATAGATCGTTTAAACATCTTTTTAGAACGACGAGAATTAAGACGTTGTCTTTTCATAACTAATTGCTCCGGTGGATCAATGTTGTTTTATGGTTTAGACACCATAGCACAGGCTAATGGTGTCAGTCCACACATTTACATCAAGTGAGGCATGTGTGGACAGCTCACCAATTAGGTTCGCTCGCTACTCCGTAGCGTTATTGCCAACAAAAAAAGACCGCCCAGAGGACGGTCTTTTTTTGTCGGCGACGTTTTTCAGAATCAGTCTCCTGCATCTTCTTCTTCTTCGTCGGTTTCTTCAACCTCCTGATTCTCAACCGGTTTCTCAATATCCGGTATATCTGATAGATCTATTGCAATCCCAAGGCTTTTCATTTCTTCTAGATTTCCCTCGTCTTGAGCATACTCCAAGAATTCTGCAGGGTCATTGTTGAACTGTTTTCTTACACTGGAAGGTAGATCATAGAAACAGTTATTGACCTTTAGCACTGTATCCATTGCTGTTTGGAAATCTACTGCTGACACGTCAGCGTATCGCCCGGGGCTTGCATTTTGATGTTTTAAGATTCTCGTTCGTTCGTAATCCCTTACGATTAGATTCATATCGCAGGCATCCTTGTGAGCCTGCTCGGTCAAACCTTGACCGCATTTGACTTGACGTTTTGATTTTTGACGTTCGTAGGGTGTATTGAATTTCATTTCATTTCCTCTGGTTAAAGTAGCTTGAGATTATGCCTTTCAGCATCCCTGGAGACACTCCGAGGTCTTTTGCTATTGCTGCAAATCCAGCGTCATTATAGAACTCGGCAAGTATTGTTTTTACAACATTATCCGCCTTGATGCCTATTGTTTCAGCTTGCGTTTTCCATATTCGTTGCTGTATCTCATCTACCATCCACGACACATGTGTTGCTTGCTCGTCATTGAGTTTTGTGGCTGCCCTTATCTTATGAATCTCTGCCTTGATTCGTTTAACACGTGTTTCTGACTCCGCTACCTCCTGTTTTTGTTTGTTGACGTTACTCTGGATCTGTAACGCTGAATTACCGGCCTGATATGTAGACAGGCCTGATTGAACGGCCGGATTTATCACATCTTGCATTGGGATTGGTGGCGGAGCGCTTGCTTGTCCTCCGCCGGGCACCGAAGCTGAAGGCGTTGATGCTCCTCCGGTTCTTGCAGCAAGAATAGGATTGATTCCAGCGAGCCTCATATCTCGCACAGCGCGACGGTACGATGTATTAGACATGCGCTCAGCGTATCGCCTTGCGATTGTTGCTTGCCTTCGCTGAAATACACGGTTCCGGTGAGCCTCCCTTGCATTAAACTCCATCTGTTCCTGTGTGAGAGCTGCATTAGCATCGTTCCTTTGTTGGCCGCCATATATTGCCGCGCCAGCTCCTATAGCTGCCGCTGCTATTTGTCCCCAACCCATTTTTTACCTCCTACTAAAAATGATCAATAAGACCGGGTACTGAATAAATCGGAATCGGCCGAGCACACGTGAGCTGAAAATAACAATCCATCGTAAAATCAGGCTCTGTTGTCACGGCCACGACTCTATCCATTGGTGGATCTTCCTCTATAAAGGTTTGGTTTAATCCAGGCAACGATGCGAACTCTTGCGACAGATGCCAAGCATCGAGAGACTGAGGGTCGTTAGAACGCATTTTTCCCGTAATCCTCGACTGCTTGTAACGATACTCCGCCCATCGCTCTTGATAGCCGAACACACGTTCATTGTCAGGCGTTCCAGTTGCACCCGTATCGGTCGCAGGGTCTTGAGCATAAAGCTCCACCATCGGAACAGCTTGCTCTCCGATATGTGCCAATGATGGCCAATAAAAATCATACCTTGTTGACCTCGACCACATTCTGTCGAGTCCTTGCTGATAGGTCAGATCAGCCCGGACGGATGCTATTCCCATCACAACGCCGTGTTCGACGAAAGATTTTGTGAAGCCATTACCGCTTGAAATCGCTGTACCGAACGCTGATAGATTTCCTTGGGGGGTTGTAGCGTCAGTGGAGCTTGTTTGCTCTACCTGTCTGAAATTAACTGGTGTTGTTCCACCGCCGAGATACTCGGGTCTGTAACTTACATCAATGAAGTTAACGCCAAAATGACTTTTAACGATTTCAGAATATCGTGTACCGGCTCGTGCATCCCGTTCTAACAATTTTTGAATCTGAAATGCTTCCCTAAGCTGGTTTACTGTTGATGCTGTTGCAGTAGATAAGTCTGCATACAGATAGTTGGCAGCGTTACTCAACGAACCACCGACTATGACGTTATCGCCCGCTGAACGTATCAAATCCTTTGCACCAGATCCAGGACCGCCGGCGCTAGCTATCACGTTTACGACTTGCGTTCCACCTGCTGTAGTAGCAACAGCTGCCTCTGATCCAAGTGGCAACGTTACTGAATCACCCTTTTGGGGCCAAGGTAGACAGGACGTAAAATAGTCATGCCGCTTTCCGCGTTTCTGTATTGAATAGTTAGCGACTGGGTCAGGCCCATCTCCGGTGTTCACCGTAAGACTATCAATCAAGTTTTCGTCCCTGTACCACTCGTTATAGATATGGTTATAGGCTCTAAAGGGAAGTGCTGAAAATTCCAGATTCGGTACAGATGTCGGTATTCCGAAATAGTCAGCGAGTGATCCCGCGGCATGTCCGCCTGCTGCCGGCGAAAGCTCCGGTATCGTATAATCGATTGAATCTCCGGGATCTACCTGCTCACCGCAGAACTTACGCCAGTTATCCCACAACTGCCGATACGGCACAAAAAAGAAATGGACATCTAAGAACAGGTTGTCCATGAGTGGGTATATGGGTGTGTTTATCCTTGCAAACATGGTTGCATCGAGATTGAAAGTATCACCGGGCAACACCTCATCTAAAAATACTGGTATGAGTTGACCTGCATCAAAAGTAGTTTTGTAGCCACTCGACCGGTTGAACTTTGAACGTGGCGCTTCGATCTGCGCCACTCTTGAGAAATCATGTGCCATAACGGACTTCATTTTTTCACCTCACTCATTAGCTGGTTAATTACTTCCTTAAGCTCATTAACTGCACCTTCTAATGTCTCCTCGAATGGTGCCTTTGACGCCCTTGGTACCTCGATTCCGTTTATCAAAAATCGTGGTACATCGCAAACTATCGATCCGTTTGAATCGTCAAACGTACCAATATGGAACAGTGAATAATGCTCAGGTGTTTTTGACACCTGTGAATCGGGATCGCTACATACTGCCTGAAATGAACGAATAGCCACGTTGTCGTTTTGTACAAAAAACGGCGTCATGTACGCTTCAACCTGCGTGTCGTGCACAGCGTAAACTTCAAGTTTCATTTTTTTCGAATCCTCTTTTAAGTTGACCTAATTGAGCTTTTTTTACTTTCTCACGGACACGTAATCTGTCCGGTGTATTATCCGCTTGCCGTTTTTTAGCCTCCCGGCGCCGCAGTCTTTTTGTGACATCTTCGAACTTTTCTTCATTCTCCTTTTTTAATATGTCATCGTAGAATCTTGGTAACTTCATGCGCGCACCGCGCATAGTAATAAAATCCTTGTCTAGATCAGATCGATAACGATCAACCCAACCAGAGCCAATACCAGGACGGCGCGACATAATAGCGAATTCAGGTAAGAGGTCGTGAATCTCTCCTGGCCTGATCGTGACTGGGAAAC